GGAAGAACATGCTGGAACGGGCGGTTGGATTTGTCTGCAAATCTTCCGCCGGGCGTGTAGTGCGGCTGCTGCAGCCCTATGACAGTTCCGTGTATCCACAGGAGCCGGAGGAACTGCCTGCGCAGTGGGGCTTTGTCTGGTCAACGGATCCGGAAAAGGCGCTGCGGTTTATCGCGCTGGCCACCAGCCCATATGCTACCGGCGATTGCTGCACGGAAAGCGGCCATGTGTGGCGCTCGAAAATGGACAACAACACATGGAACCCGAACGAGTATCCCAGCGGCTGGGAAGATCTGGGTGAAGTTACCAGATAAGGGGGGACGCACTTGACGGAATGGGGTGTAGTGGTGGTGCTGATTACGCTCGGCACCTTTGGCATTGCGGTGGTCCGCCCGATCATTACATTGACCAGCACGATTACAACGCTGACGGCGGTAGTGGAGCAGCTCCGGGCGGATGTCAAGGAACAGGAAGAGCACAGCCGGGAGAGCCACAAACGGATTTGGAGCCATAACGACGAACAGGACAAGCAAATCAATGAGCATGAAAAGAAACTGACAGAACACGAAGGACGCATCCGCAATCTGGAGAGGCGTCATTAAAAGTTTATTACGGGCACTGCCTGTAAAATATATTACAAAGGAGAACGAAACAATGGGAAAAGCAACTGAAATTATTTTGAGCTACAGCAAAGGTGAGATCACGGTGGAAGAGGCCAACAAGAGACTGGCGGAGTGCACGGTGGGTCTGCGGCTAGATCCGATGAAGAACGCGATCACCGGCGCGGAGATGGCGCAGACGCACTCGGACGGCACGCCGGCGGGCACGAGCGGATACGGCTTCATGGATCATGGAATTGGCACTCCGGAGAAGATGCACGTCACAGCGGGCAAGCTGGACTATGATACGGGCTTTGATGTGAAAGGTAATGCGCCGAAGGCCACGCTGTACATCGCAGGCTATACCTTTGCTGTGGTGGGGGATCATATCGAGGTACACAATGAAGGTTAATATTCCGGTTCGCCTGAAAAACCCGTGGTTCTGGGTAGGCGTAGTGTCCATTATCATTACGGCGCTCGGCGTGGATCCACAGCAGTTTGTGAGCTGGGAAAGCCTGGGCGGGTACATTGTGGACGTGCTGCGCAATCCCGTTCAGCTTGTGACGGTGGTGCTGGCGGTACTGGCGGTCTTTATCGATCCGACCACCGCAGGAGTCAGCGACAGCGCGCAGGCGCTGCGCTATACCTGCCCCAAAAAGAGCGATTGAAAAAGCCGCCCCATGAGGGCGGCGAAAATTGACAAAAAGCGGAAACATATGATAAGATAGGCAAAGCCAGTAAGAGCGGCGAGGTTGTCCACTTCCTCAACAGGAGGTGCGGCGATGGTAACATTTGCTGATATGTTTACATACACGCTTGTGTTGATCGCGCTTGCCACTCTGATCGTTACGATCACAATGCGCAAGAAATAACCGCCCACCAGGCGGTGAGCGGCGTTTCCTTCAAGCTACAAACTTGCACAGGGACGACCGCCACTGCAATGGCAGCCATTCTTACTGGCTTTATTCTATCGCAGAGAGCCGCTTTTGTCAACTCATTTGACAGGGCGGTTTTTTGCTGCCCGGAAAGGAGCGATACTTGAGCAAGGTATTTATTGGCGTGGGGCATGGCGGAAGCGATGCCGGCGCTGTGGGCAACGGACTGAAGGAAAAAGAGATTAATCTCTCCATTGCGCTGCATCTGCGGGAAGAATTGCAGCGCCACGGTGTGACGGTTGGAATCAGTCGAACGGTGGATGAGGACGATCCCACCAGCGAAGAGGTGAAAGAGTGCAACGCATTCTCGCCGGAGTATGCGGTGGACATCCACACCAACTCCGGCGGCGGGATGGGCTTTGAAGTCTACCATACCCTGAGCGGCGGCAAAGGCAAGGTTCTGGCGCAGAACATCGAAGCAGAAGTCATCAAGATCGGGCAGAAAAGCCGGGGATTGAAAACCAGAGCGAACAGTGCGGGCAAGGATTATTTCGGCTTTATCCGTCAGACAAAGTGCCCTGCGGTGATTCTGGAATGCGCGTTCATTGACAGTGCGGACGCGCAGAAGATCAATACGGAGGAAAAGCGCAGAACGTTCGCTGCGGCATATTCCAAAGGTATTTTGAAAACGCTGGGCATTGCATATAAAGGGGAGGTGCAAACCATGACTACGGACGAGGCAAAGAAAATTATTATGGACAAGGCGGGGCTGGATGCGTATACGATTCAGTTCCTCGGTGCTTACAAGTACGGGGAAGATCTGATGGTAAAGTTGGCAAAGGCGATGAGATAAGAAAGGACGTGGATTATGAGCGCAAGAGTAAAATTACCGGAACCGCTGGGAAAGCTTTTGCGCTCTCAGCTCGAAAAGGCAATCTACGAATCGGCTTTGCACAAGGATGACGAACTGATTGCCAAGCGAAGAATTATTGATAAATGGGATCAGATTGATGTAGCAGCGGAGCTGGGCTGGTATCGTGGCGCTGTGAGTAACCACGAAAAATATGTATTCCAAAGAGTTGCTGACGTAGCCAAAAGTCTCTACACAAATCAAACATAAATCATACATAACCCCGACTGGGATCAACCCCAGCCGGGGTATTTTTCTGCGACAATATAGGCATGGAGGACGTGGGGATTTAGGGTTGGTACACGTCGCCACCCTCCTCACGATCCTCCTTATTTTTTACATAAGGACGTGTTCAAATGGAAAATGGAAGAGAATTAATTAGCCGTTTAGTGCGATGTGGTTTTACAGAATCAAATGCGACGGATATTTGTCAGAAATATGCCTCAGTTGAAGATTGGGCTGCGCTGGAATCATTTATTCAATCTGCAGAAACTTATCATGACGCAGGAGTGGAGTTATGAATTTTTATAATTATGGAGGATATCCAAATTACGCTCAAATTCCTCCCTCGATTCAGCCTCAATATGCACCGCAGATGACGCAGCAGGCTCAGCAGCAGCCATCTACTCAACCGCAGGTGAATTTACCTACCTTCAATGTAAGGCCTGTTACAAGCCGTGAGGAAGCGATTGCAAGCCAAATCGATTTTTTTAATCAGGGTACGTTAATGCCGAATCTGGCCAAAGGTGAAATTTATTTGAAGCGTTTTAACAATCAAACTGGTGCTTCAGATATTTTTACGTTCCGCGCTGAACAGGAACAGGCTGCCCCTGATTACGCTTCGTCTAAGGATATCCAGGAATTGCAGGAAAAGATTTCTGGACTCCAATCGGAAATTGAAAAATTGAAAAAGCGTGGAAAGGTGGTAAAGGGAAATGATGCCGATGCCGAATAATCCCATGCAAATGCTTATGCAGATGATGCAGGGCGGTGGAAACCCAATGTCATTTTTTGATCAAATGGGAAGAAACAATCCGCAAGTGCAGCAATTTAATCAGATGATCCGTGGAAAAAATTCAAATCAACTTCGCAGTATGGCAGAAAACATTGCCAAAGAACGCGGGATTGATCTTGACCAGTTTATAAAGCAGATGCAGAACACATTCCCAAGAGGCGGGAAGAGATAACAGACTTAAGCATTCTCACTTTTCAGTTTTCGGCCTTGATAAAAACCGAGTGTGATTTTGACACATTCGGCAGTGCGCAGGCCGATGTGATATAACGGAAAAGGAGATAAAATTATGGCTGATGATTCTATGGCTTTGGGCTATGCGCTTGGTCAAGACAGCAACAATGGGAACGGAAATGG